AAAAATCAAAAAAATAAAAAATAATAACATAAAATATAAAAATATAAAAATAAATGGCACAAACAGTATTCGTTTCACCGGGAGTATATACAAGAGAGCAAGATTTCACGTTCTTCGCTTCAAGAATAGGTATAACTAGATTGGGAATGGTGGGATTAACCTTAAAAGGTCCCGCATTTGAACCAGTAAAAGTTCCATCACAAGAGAATTTCTTGTTCAGATTTGGTGGTACCAATCCAGATTATCCTTTGCCTTACGTGGCAAATGCATTTTTGAATCAATCGTCTGAGTTGACGATGACAAGAGTGTTAGGAAAAGTTGGTTTCACAAATTCTCCTGCATGGATCATCTCTGCACCTACTGGAGCTTTATATTCTGGTACAACATCTAGATCTGGAATAACTTTTAATGCAAATACCACATCAGTTATAAACTTTACAATTAATACATTAGAGGATTATATTGGTGGTGTTAGTGGTGATATTTCTGGTAATACCGCTGGTGGTAACACTGTAAATATTCACTTCAGTGGTTCTGTAACAACAGCTGTTTATTCTGCAGCATTCAATGTTGTAGCATCTTCGCTTGGTATTATATCTACTGGTGGTAATGGGACTGATTTGATAATTCCAGATACTTTCTCATTGAACAGTAACGTAAGTATATCGAATGACTATTCTGGAGCAACTTTATGTGTTATTAGAAGTAAAAAAGATGGAAATGGTACTCCATATTATTCGGCAGAAACAGATTTGACTGTGTCTGGTTTAGGATCTCCTCTAGGTGTATTTAGTTTATCCGGTGGATCTAATACACCATTGACTGCTTTAACTAATTCAACTCTTAATGTTTCTTTAGATGAAACACAAAAAAGTTATATAGTAAATTCTTTAGGTACTAATCCAAAAAATGTAGCAGGCGATTATGGTTTATTTGTTGATGTTGTGACACCTCATTTTATAAGACAAGCATTTTCGGCAGGAACTTTAAATCTACTTGAAGGTTTATCGTATTCCAATACGGTTAATTTTACAAATTTTGCAGATTCATATAAGAATTCTACAACACCGATGATTGTTTCAAAAGTTATAGGTTCATCAGTAAGAGATATGTTTTATTTTGAAACAGTTTCTGATGGAGATGCCTCATCTAGAGAAATAAAAATTTCTATAGCTAATATAGACAACACAAATAAAGTATTTGATGTTGTTATTCGTAAATTCGAGGATACAGATGCTAATACTTTAACTAATGGAAGATTGGAATTATATAGGGGTCTTACAATGGATGACACTCAGCCGAATTTCATAGGTAAAGCAATAGGTACAACAGATGAAACATATCCAAGAGTTTCCCAATTCGTAACTGTGACTTTGGCTGATAATTTCCCAAGAAACACAGTTCCGGCAGGTTTTAAAGGTTACAATTTGAGAACATTCGCAGATTCAGGTTTAACTTCTACTCAATTATTATACAAAACATCATATGCTGCTACTGATACTGTTTCTAAAACATATTTAGGAATTTCTGAATTAGCTTATACTTTGTTTACTGCTAATTTAGTAGGTCAAAAGGCTTCAATAAAATCAATAGAAGCAGATTTATTTAAGTATCAAGGTGCTATCACAACTGGTGTTACAACAATAAAAGGCTTCCACATGGAAAGTGGTGCAACAACAGATTTGTTTGTAACTGGTACAAAAGGCTCTATTTCAGATTATACAAAATCTCAGGCTAAATTCACTGTAGCTCCGGCTGGTGGTTTCGACGGATGGAATCAATTTAGAACAGTTACATTTACTGATGACGCTAATGATTTAGACAACGTTCAAGCATTCAAAGATGCTGTAGATTTAATGGCAATCCCTGAAACAGTAGATGTTAATTTATTTGCCACTCCTGATTTAAATTGGTTTGATCATTATAAATCAGTAGAACATTCATTGACAATGGTTGAAAATAGAGCTGATGCAGTTTATATTATAGATGCTCCTCGTTATGCATCTGATGGTTCTCAAGATAGTGCTGCAATAGCAACCGATTTACAAGGAGTAGGATTAGATTCAAATTATGCAGCAACATACTGGCCTTGGATTCAAATTTTCGACGCTACATATCAACAATTTGTATTTACTTCTCCAACATCTCAAGTTGTTAAAAGCATAGCATTAACTGATAACATTGCTTATCCATGGTTTGCACCTGCTGGTTTAACAAGAGGTAAAGTTGATTGTGTGAAAGCTGATGTTAAATTAACTAGAGATGATAGAGATAATCTTTATGATGTAAATATCAACCCTATAAACACAACAATTCAAGAAGGTGTTACAATTCAAGGTCAAAAAACTCTTCAGGTTAAGCAATCTGCTCTTGATAGAATTAACGTAAGAAGACTCTTGTTGCAAGTTCGCAGATTGATTGCTGCAGCTTCTCAGACCTTGTTATTCGAACCTAACGATCAGACTGTACGTGACCAGTTCTTAGCTAAAGTTGAACCTTTGTTATTACAAATTCAAAACCAAAGAGGTCTTGCAGGATTCAGAGTAGTAGTTGACGATTTTAATAATGCTTCTGTAGATAGTGATAGAAATACCTTAACTGGTAAGATTCAAATCAAGCCTACTCCAGCTCTCGAATTCATTGACTTAACTTTCCAAGTTCTTCCTACTGGTGCTAATTTTGAAGACTTTTAATAAATAAAAGTTTTATAAAGAAAAGGGATCTGAAAAGGTCCCTTTTTTTATTTTATGTATGAAAGTATTCACTATTTTTTTATATAAATTATTTTTATTATGTGTCAAATAAAAATAAAATTATTTATTTATTTTTCATTCCTGAATTGAATATAAGTAAGATTGGAATAAGCAGAAATGCTACTAAAAGATTAAGTCAATTACAAACTGGTTGTCCTTATCAAATACAATTAATTAAAACATATAGTTCAGAATTTTCCACTAAAATTGAAAGAGTATTGCATAGGTCATTCAGAACAAAAAAAGTTGATTCGTCTGAATATGCCTTGTTAGGAGAATGGTTTAATTTAGAAATAGATTCAATATTAAAATTCGAGGAAATTTGCTCTGAAATAGAGAAAAATATTATCTATTTAAAGAAAGAAAACAATCCTTTTCTATGATATGTGAAGTACAAATTTCATACTTCCGCAATCCCAAATTCTATCCATTCTATTTTTTTTTGCTATTTGCCATTCAGTCAATTCAGAATTTTCATTGAATAATTTTATTAATTTTTGTTTATTATATTTGAAACGGTGATATCTTATAAAATAGTTACTTTTTTCGAAGTAAAAATAATTAGGTTTAGTTGTATTGATATATTCGAAATTGCATTTATGGTAAACAGTATTTTCCGGATTTAAACCACTCCAACGACAATCTGCATAAGTGAAAATCTCTTTAGTTTCAGGATTGTTTTTTAAAAAATGATTTAAAAGTTTTTCAAAACCCCCAATAATATTATAGTCAATTTTAGAGCAAAAACGAGATAATTCTACTGAATTTTCTTTGTCCTGATTATTTTTTAATTTGTTTCCAAGGGCTAGTCTAGGTTTACAAAAAGTCATTACTGAAACAATTTCATTTTTTAAAAATAAACCATAACTTTTGAAGTTCACATCATTTCCCTGTATATGATTTTCTTCTAAAAATAATTTCTTTTCCATAAATGTGATTTCTTTTATTTCACAATTTCTTGCATAAATTTTATTAGGCGTTAAATTCAAATAATTCTTAATTCTACTTTTCACTATATCCTTTTTAAACATCCATTCATCTTCAAAAATATGTATCAATTTAATATTTTCATTATTACATAATTGAGATTTTTTTAAATGATAATTGGGAAGTTTGTTTCCACCCATTTCAGAGTGAAAATAATTCCCATTCAATTCAAATGCTATTTTGTGATCTTGTAAGTAGAAATCTAACTCCAGAGGAGCAATAATTTTTTTTGTATTCTCAACATATTCTAGATTTAGTGAATCTAAAAAATCTTTGAATTCACCTTGTTGTTTTGAAATGCTAGTTAATGGATAACATCTTCTACAAATTGGTATAGAATCAAAAGACCATTCGAATATATTGTCACATAATTTACAAGTAAGTTGATATTTCAAATAGTGTAATTTGCCTTCATCTGTCTTTATTCTTAATTTATTGTATTGATTAATATCGAACTTCAAATCATTTTTAGCTAAAATTTCCTTTATTTTATTTGTTTTGTTTAGCTTTTGGATGCCCAAATAAAGATCAGAGCTAAAATAATAATCTGAATTAAATTTATTTTGGTTTGTTTTTTTTAAATTATCTTTGCATTTATCAGTTTGTAAAGTATAATCAACTCCGTATTTATCTCTATTTGTTTGTTTGAGTTTGTCTAAGGACTCTTTAGTTTTGAGGTGATGATCAACTTTATATTTATCTAAAGTTGTTTTTTTTGCTTTCTCTCTATTATTAAAATTTGGATCATTATATTTTAATAATTTTGTTTGATCAGATTTTTCTTTATAATCCTTTATTTTAGATGGGTGTTCTACATCATACTTCTCTTTCAAAGAGCTCTTTATTTTTTCATAATTATTATATTTCTCATCTCCGTATTTTTCCTTCTTGATTTGTTTTAAATTATCATAATAATTATCAGTTTCAAAAAAACTTTTTTTACCATATTTTTTTTCTATGGTATCAAAAATTTTTTTCATCCTTTCGTCTTTATGGTTTTTTCTATATAATTCAGTGCATTTTTCACTGCAATTTTTTTTGTTTTTCTTGTTACCAGCATCGAATTCCTTTTTGCATGTTTCACAAACTTTAACTCGTTGAATTTTAGGTCTTCCCATTGTTTTTATATATGATATATAATATTGTGTTAATGTAAATATACATAAAAAAATAAAAAAAACTCAAATTTTTTTTTTTTACTTTATTTATTAATAAATAAAAACTTAAATATCATGCCAACACTAATGTTTAGACCGGTTCCAATTGATCAGGAACCTAAAATGAAAAACAGATTCGTTCTTGAATTTCCTACGGAATTAGGTATTGAATCTTATCTAGTACAGACTTCCAAGAAGCCTTCGATATCAATAGATAAAGTAGATATTCCTTACATGAATACTAAAACATACATTGCTGCGAAATACGCTTGGGATGAAATGGATGTTACGTTTATCGATGTTATCGGACCTTCTACGACTCAGAAAGTAATGGAGTGGGTTCGTTTACATGCTGAATCTACAACTGGTAAAATGGGTTACGCAGTAGGTTACAAGAAAAACCTTGTATTGAAAGCTCTTGATCCAGTAGGTGTAGAAGTCGAAAAATGGACTCTTGTTGGATGTCAAATAGTTAAAGCATCTTTTGATGATTACGATTATGGTGCAGCAGAACTTGCAAAAGTGAGCATCACAATCCAACCAGATAGATGTTTATTATCAGCATAATAACAAAATAAAATATTTTCGGTTTTTTATTGTGAGCGACACTGAAAAAGTGTCGCTTTTTTTATAACTCATAGTCATCAAACCTTTTTTTATTCTATTTATTTGAAATGAGATATTAATGTCAAAATTAAGAATTTATAAGGAATTTTACAGAATAGATTATATAGACGGAGTAAATGATAATTATACATTAATTGACCCATTTTCATTAACCGCAGCAACGTATAATTTTAGTACAAGTCAAGTAGTTGAAAGTTTAACAACTACTCAAGAAAGTTTGGGTAATTATTATATTGAATTAAACGGTTCTCTTTACACGTTTCCTACAGTTTATCAAATAATTTGGTATGTAGAATATTTGAATAATGGAATTGTAAAACAATTGAGAACTAAATTCTTATTTGATCCTGTTAAAAATTATATAATTTCTGAATTGGATATAGAATTTTCTAAATATGTAAATATAAATTATGAAATAAGCAATTCTGTTCCTTTAGATTATGAAATTAAAATAAATTAAGATGAACCAAAAACCATTTATAATAAAAAGAAATGATACATTGCCAGATTTGCAAATAAACATTAAAACAAGAAGTTGTATAAATGCCATTATACCTTTTGATTTGTCTAATGTAACAGGTTGCACATTTTCAATGATAGATGAGTGTGGTTCTGTTGTAATAGCTTCTAATACGGCTCAAGTAATTAATGCATCAGCTGGAACAGTTCAATATACTTGGTTGGAAGGGGATACAAGTATGAGTGGTAAATTTCAAGGAGAATTTGAATTGTTTTTTGACGATCGAAAAAAAATATCCATACCTAGCTTAGGGGGAATTGAAATATTCATAGATCAAGATATTAATAATTTATAAATAGAATAGATGTCCGGTTATTACATAATACCTGTTGTTGGTGGTTCACAATTTAGCGGAGGTACAGTATCTGGAGATACTAACTTTTTGTCTAATTTATCAGCTAATACTTTTTATTTAACCAATACACCCAATAACAATAATTCATCTAATTATGTACTTGTTTATAATAACACAACAAATGTAATTGAATACCGAGACGCATCCTCGATTGGAGTGTTGGGTAATTTCTTACCAATAAGTGGTGGGACTTTGACAGGTCAATTAAACGTACCTTCAATTTCTGGAAGTTCAATAACTGGATTTACTTTTTATTCAGGATCAACTCCTTTACAAAATATATTCCCTTACAGTGGAACAAATATAGGATCAGGATCAACTGGAATTTTTGCTCAGAAAAATAATGATTTATTAGAATTTAAAACCTTATCTGCTGGAACAAAAGTTTCAATAACAGGAACCTCTGATACTGTAATTATTTCAACATCCGGAATAAATAACTATTATATCCAAACCATTGCACCATCTGGAACTACAAATTCTCCACTATACGATGGAGATAGATGGTTCAATACAGTTAACGGTTTAGAGTTTGTTTACATAGATGATGGTAATTCTTCCCAATGGGTTGAGATTTTTGCTGCGACACCACAGTATGAAAATTACGGAACTTATGAAATAAATGTAAACTCTTTTAATTTATCATTCGATTATTTTTATTATGGAATTATTTATGATGGGGCAGTAAATTTATACTTACCGTCTTGCACTGGTTTAGATGGTAAAAAATTAACTATAAAAGATGAATTAGGAAATTGTAATCAATTAGGAAAAAGAATAAGAATATCTGGAGCAACAGGAGAAAATATAGATGGAAATAATTATGTGGATATGGCAATATCAAAAATGGCTTTACAAGTAATATCAAGATCAAATAACTGGTATATAATATAAAAAATAAATGAGTTACATATTCAATAGCAATTCAACAGTTTCATTCGCAGATAATGCAACAATAGATGCATTCGGTAGACTTCGAGTTTCTGAAATTACTAGTTATTTAGAATTAAAATATTTATCTGATAAACAACCACTATTGGTAGATGAAATTATTAGTGGTTCTTCTACCTCTGCTTTTAATTCCAATAACTCAGAAATTAATATGAATGTTTTTGGTTCTGGAGATCTTGTAATTAGACAATCGAAATATAGAGGAATATATCAACCCGGAAAGGGTCAATTGTTTGAAGCTAGTTTTTCTGATTTTAATATTGAATCTGACGTTATAAAAAGGGTCGGATATTTTTCATCTTCTTTTGATATACCATATTCATCAACTCTAGATGGATTCTTTTTAGAATCAAATGGAGTTGATAATTCAATATCATTTCAAATATGGAAGAAAGGTACTCAAATTTTTAGTGGTGGAACTGATTCTTGGAATAATAATGAATTTGACATTACAGCATTAGATTGGAGTAAAACAAATCTTTGTTTAGTGGATTTTCAATGGCTTGGAGTAGGACGAGTTAGATTCGGATTAAATTTAAGTGGTATAACTTATTTCTTTGCTGAGCATTCTGGTACTGGTCATTTGGATAATGTATATATGGTTTCTCCAAATCAGCCTATAAGATATGAAATAAGATCTTCTGGTGGTGCTGGACAATTCAATCAGATATGTTCTCAAGTAAGTATCGAAGGATCATTAAACTCACTAAATAAAACAGTTGGATTAAGTAATGCTACTGAGATAACATGTTCTACTTCAGGAGTTACATATCCTATAATAGGATATAGATTAAAAACTGGTTCTACATTTTCAAACGCTATAATTGATTATGTGGCTGTTTTACAAACAACAAACGATAATTATTTGGCAAGTATACAGTTTAATCCAACTTTAAGTTCTCAACCTTCATATACTGATGTAAATAATTCATCAATACAATATGCTGTTGGTAATGGAACTATTACGGTTACTTCAGCTGGTCATATTATTTCTAACTATATAGGTAAAGCAGGAAGTTTAGGAACAGATAAATTTGATTATAAAGATAATTCAATAAAACCCGGAGTTGGAATAAGTGGAAACCAAGATACTGTTTGGTTTTGTGTTACTCCACTTTCAAATAATAGCAAATTCAGAACTTCAATAAACATAAATTACTTTGATTAAAAAATGCCAATAAATTTTCCAATAAATCCAACTATAGGTCAAACCTATACCTATGATTCGAAAACATGGGAATGGGAAGGTAGTTATTGGAAAGCATTGGGGATTGTTCCCGCAAATGGTTCTTCTGGAACAAGTGGTAGTGCAGGTAGTTCTGGTACAAGTGGTAGTTCGGGTAGTTCAGGAACTAGCGGTAGTTCGGGTAGTGCAGGTACATCAGGAAGTTCTGGTAGTGCAGGTACATCGGGTAGTTCAGGAAGTTCTGGTGAAAACGGAAGTTCTGGTTCATCTGGTAGTGCAGGTACATCGGGCAGTTCAGGAAGTTCTGGTGCAAACGGCAGTTCTGGCTCATCTGGTAGTGCAGGTACATCAGGTAGTGCAGGTTCTGCTGGTACAAGTGGTAGTGCAGGTACATCGGGTAGTGCAGGTACATCGGGCAGTTCAGGAAGTTCTGGTGCAAACGGCAGTTCTGGCTCATCTGGTAGTGCAGGTACATCGGGTAGTTCAGGAAGTTCTGGTTCATCTGGTAGTGCAGGTACATCGGGTAGTTCAGGAAGTTCTGGTGTAAACGGAAGCTCTGGTTCATCGGGTAGTGCAGGAAGTGCAGGCACATCGGGTAGTTCAGGAAGTTCTGGTATAAACGGAAGTTCTGGTTCATCTGGTAGTGCAGGAAGTGCAGGCACATCGGGTAGTTCAGGAAGTTCTGGTGCAAACGGCAGTTCTGGTTCATCGGGTAGTGCAGGAAGTGCAGGCACATCGGGTTCATCTGGTAGTGCAGGTACATCGGGATCTTCTGGTAGTTCTGGAGTTAACGGAAGCTCTGGTTCAGCAGGTACATCTGGGGTAGATGGTGCTAGTGGAACTTCTGGAACAAGTGGAACTTCAGGATCATCTGGTAGTGCAGGTACATCAGGTTCATCAGGAAGTTCTGGTGCAAATGGAAGCTCAGGCTCATCAGGAATAAATGGAAGTTCAGGTTCATCTGGGATAAATGGAAGTTCAGGTTCTTCTGGTAGTGCAGGTATATCGGGAAGTTCTGGTTCATCTGGGATTAATGGAAGTTCTGGTTCTTCTGGTGAAAATGGAAGTTCAGGCTCTTCTGGTAGTGCAGGTACATCAGGAAGTTCTGGTTCATCTGGAATAAATGGAAGTTCTGGTTCTTCTGGTAGTGCAGGTACATCGGGAAGTTCTGGTTCATCTGGTAGTGCAGGTACATCGGGTTCATCTGGTAGTGCAGGAACTAGTGGTAGTTCTGGCAGTGCGGGTACATCTGGTTCATCTGGTAGTTCTGGTATAAATGGTAGCTCAGGTTCATCTGGTAGTGCAGGTACATCGGGTTCATCTGGTAGTGCAGGAACTAGTGGTAGTTCTGGCAGTGCAGGTACATCAGGATCTTCTGGTAGTTCTGGTATAAATGGAAGTTCCGGTTCATCTGGAAGTTCTGGTACAAGTGGTAGTTCGGGTAGTGCAGGAACATCTGGTTCATCTGGTAGTTCTGGTACATCAGGATCATCTGGTAGTGCAGGAACTAGCGGTAGTGCAGGTTCATCAGGCACAAGTGGTAGTGCAGGTAGTTCAGGAACTAGCGGTAGTGCAGGTTCATCTGGCACAAGTGGTAGTGGAGGTAGTTCAGGTATAGATGGAAGTTCCGGTTCATCTGGAAGTTCTGGTACATCAGGATCATCTGGTAGTGCAGGAACATCTGGTTCTGCTGGTACATCCGGTTCATCAGGTAGTGCAGGTTCATCCGGCATTGATGGTGTGTCAGGCGGACAAAATTACTTTTTGAATTATTCGGTAACTCAAAGTCCTTTAACATATAAAGAATTAGGTCGTTTTACGACAGGTGCTGGTCAGCAAACGGTCGCAATTACTTTGACATCAAATCAACAAGATGTATTGTTTGGTGAGTTCATTACTGATGTTGGAGATCCAAATGTTTTGATTATACCAAATGGTATTTGGCACAGTTATGTTTATTGGACTAAACCTACAGACCTTTCTGATTGTGAATATTATTTCACAATAACAAAAAGAGAATCTGGTGGTACAGAAACTTTGTTATTCACATCAGATAGTGTTAAAATAGGTTGGAATGGAAATAACACAACACCTGTTGAAACAAAAGCAAATGGTGTTGTTCCTACCAATATTTTGGACTTAACGGACAGATTAATAATTAGGGTTTATGTAAATAACAATGATCCTCTCAATAGGCTTGTAACTTTTTATACTGAAGATGCTACATATTCTTATGTGGTCACAACTTTATCCACGCCATCTGGAACATCAGGCAGTGCAGGTTCATCTGGTACTTCTGGTTCATCTGGTAGTGCAGGAACAAGTGGCAGTGCAGGTTCATCTGGTACATCAGGTAGTTCAGGATCATCTGGTACAAGCGGTAGTGCAGGTAGTTCTGGTATAGACGGAAGTTCCGGTTCATCTGGAAGTTCGGGCACAAGCGGTAGTTCGGGTAGTGCAGGAACAAGTGGTAGTTCGGGTAGTTCAGGAACTAGCGGTAGTGCAGGTAGTTCTGGTATAG